TCTCATCGTTGCTCAGCAAAGCAAACTGACCACGTAAAGACTCTTTGGTCTTGCACTCAGACAGCTTGCGCTTCAAATCATCGACCTGCTCTGCGGTCATCTTGGCCTTGATCTCTGGCTTGGCTGTGCCAGCTTTGACAGCTTCTGCCTTGCGGTCATTGACGTACTTGTTGTCGTCGTACAGCCCGAGGTAGATGTCCGCAGAGAATCCCAGCATTGACAGAGCCTTGCCGATAGCATCTGTTAAGGATTTCTTCGGGGCTTCCTCGTCCGTGAAGTAGCCGTTCTTGTTCTTGCCGACAAAGGTTGTTTGTCCGAAGTGTTCGACTGTTCCGGTTCCGGTGTGAACACGGTCGCCATTCCCGTTCGTTGCAAAGACTGGGTAGCTCAGGTGGATGCGGACAAAGTGGATGGACTCTTGCGCCACCATTTGCTTCTTGGTGGTTTCCCTGACCAAGACACGTTCGCCTTCGCTGTTTACTTCCCACGCCTGTTCCAGTTCCTCGACAATGATAGGAGTCCCCGGCATCAAGCCCTGCTCGACAATCTTGACAGACCAGAGGTGGCCCATTGGCCCCCACAACTCTGTTGCCTTGCGGACTTGGTAGGTGTGGTTGATGGCCGTGCCGGAGAAGCCACCGCCTCGGCTGAACGCCTTAACGTGCCGTGGGTCTGTGGTGCATGTGTCATTCCAGACACTCAAAAACTCATTGCTCTGCTCTGACATTGTGTTCCTTTCGTTGATAATGCGTAAAGTAATTTGCTTGCGAGGCTTGCCAAGTATACATTATTTGCATTGATTATGCAATCAATTGACGAGTTTGTTAACAAAGACCAACTAAACCAAATGGGTAATGGTTTCCCCTGCTTGCATTTTATTTGTCAATCAGCGACACTCGCTCCGCAGGGTAGGTTCTTGGTCGCTCCGAGGACTGAAAGCATTGGTAGTTTTTTCCTTTCGACCAGTGTTCCCTGTCCCTTCGGGGTTTCAAAAGAAAGGCGAGAAAGGACTCCATGTTCAGTTATCAATTTCATATCAGGGATTACCTGACGAAGACAAGGCATCTCAGCCTGACCGAAGACTTGGCGTACCGTCGTTTGATGGACGTGTACTACACAGAAGAAACCCCACTCCCATCTGACCCAGAACACTGCGCTCGCCTGATTGCCATGCGCGAGTACGCTGATGACGTTGCTCGTGTGCTTGAGGAATTCTTTGTCTTATCCGATGGCGGCTGGAAGAACGACCGTTGCGACTACGAGATCGAGAAGTACCACGGCAAGGCTGAGTCAGCACGACGAGCAAACAAAGCCAAGATTGAAAAGAAAACTCTGAAATCAGAACTGAAATCAGAACCGATTCAGAACGCAACCCAAGAACCCAAGAACCCAAGAACCCATAAACCCACTCCTGTGGTTGAGGGATTTGATTCTTTTTGGAAAGCATACCCACGCAAGGTTGCAAAGGCTGAGGCACAGAAGGCATTCAACAAGATCAAGCCTGATGCTGACGTGTTGGCGCAGATGATCTCGTCCATTGCGAGGTCATGCGAATCCACAGACTGGCTGAAAGACAACGGCCAATTCATTCCATTCCCAAGTACATGGTTGAACCAGCGTAGGTGGGAAGACGAGAGTACTGAACCATCAATCCAATTCGAGGGGATGCTATGACAGATTTCAATAAACGAACAGACGAGAAGATCACTGACCTTGAGAATCAACTTGACTCACTCAAGGCTCGGATGGACAGACATTACGAGGCTGGCTGGAATTCCGCACTGGAGATGGCGGCCTTCAATATCGAGCACGGATTTGCCAAAGCATTTGGCAAGGACACCTTGTCGAGCATTGCAATATTTATCAGGGAGATGAAGAAATGAACAACGAAAAAGTAATCTCTTTGCCAGCATCCACAAACTACACGGCTGAACAAGCATTGCAGTCCGCACTGCAAATGGAGTTGACAGATGTGATGATTATTGCGTATGACTTTGAAGGCGATCTGTTTATTCGCTCATCCAAGATGACCCGAGCAGAGGGTTTGTTTATGGCCGAGAAAGCAAAGCAGTGGGCAATGACTGGGGGTGAAGAATGACACAAGATGAAATCATTGAGATGGCTATACAGGCAGGTGCTTCACCTGACGAAAATAAGATTTGGCTTATGTATGCAGAAGAAATTGAAATCTTTGCCAAACTTGTAGCCGCCAAAGCAACAACCGTTGAAAGAGAAGCCTGTGCAAAGCTGTGTGACTCGTTTCAAGCCCGTGATGTTGGTATGCAACCAGCCGAATGTGCTGGCGCAATCAGAGCCAGAGGTGAAGAATGACACAAGAGCCTATTGCATACATCAATGTTGAGAAGCGCACACTGGAATTTGCAGAGCCGATCAAATGGTATACACCTACTGTTGCAAATCTAGATCGAATTCCATTGTTTACCAAAGAAGCCTTGGCACAGACGCAAGAGCCTGTGGCGCATTGGTCAGATTGTGCTGTGCATAGCGAGCCAGCATATCCGAAAGGTGAGTGTGACTGCGGCGGTTTTGCCACCCCACCACAGCGCAAGCCGCTAACGATAGGGGACGTCAAAATCATTTGGCAAAATCTTGACGTTCGAGAGGGGGTGATTATGGGTCTTGTCAGAGCCGTTGAAGCCGCCCACGACATAAAGGAGAACACATGAAGAAGCATCTAATTGCACTACTGTTGGCTTGTGGCTCGGCTCATGCTGACACCGTAGCAACATCAAAAAACGAGGCTGGCGGGATGATGGTGATCACAGATGTGCCATGCAAAGGCGAGAATGGATGGTACGCCTATGCGTCTGCCCGTGGGTCAAGCACACTGTTTGGTTGCTGGTGGTCAGACCAAACTATGGTTCACATTGCGTGGAATGATGGCGATGTTCGCTCGTATCCGCTCGCCGTTTGGGAAGTGGACATGGACACCGTCAAAAGAATGGCTGAAAAATATAAAGGAAAAGGAATATGAAAAATCCACTGCCAGATGGAGCCGGAGAGATCTATGATTTACGTATAAACAAGAAGATGGTTCCGAATGAAATTGTTTTTGTGTCCATGATTGGAGACTTGGTCGACGGCAACTGGATTGTTTATGTTGACCCAAACAGAAATCCAGAAAGCTACAACTGGATCTGGGCGTGGAACTTGCAAATCTGTTTGGTCTACGACACATCTGTTCATAAAGATTCTGTCAAGCATCTTGCAGAAACTATTGCAAAGGCCAAACCTAACGGCGGCTACATGGTGGGCGATAAGTTTCATGGATACCTGTACTTGTGGAATGTAGACAAGCAAGCTGGGGCGCATCTCACATACTCACCAGAGATATACGGAGACATTGAGCTTGGTCTAACAACACATCCAGCACAGACTGTTTACAGAAGAGTCTATGACTATGAGTTGGAATTTTTATTGGGGGTCGACAGTGTTAAATGAAATGATCTTTACGGCAGACAGCGTAGACTTTGCGGAGTACGCGAGCGAGCCGCACGACAAAGACAAGATCGTTGCGCCCAAGGCATACAGGGATGAGACCATTGCTCTGTTGAGTGGTGGAGAGATGGTTAGTGGCGCACGACTTCCTTGGCTTAAGACCCATGACCACATCAGATTCCGTCCGGGCGAGGTGAGCCTATGGATGGGCATCAACGGACATGGCAAGAGTCTGTTAACCAGCCACGTCATGCTTGACTTTCTTCATCAAAACCAAAAGGTCTGCGTCGCTAGTTTTGAGATGAAGCCACGGGCAACGCTCGCTCGCATGTGTAAGCAAGCCGCTGGCAGTTCTATGCCGACAGCAAGGTTTGTCGATGGGGTTTTGTCTCATGCAACGAACCGGCTCTGGCTATACGACAAGATGGGACAGACAGATCCCAACCATCTGTTGGCAATCATGCGGTACGCCGCAAAGAAACTTGGGGTGCAACACTTCGTGATCGACTCTCTTATGAAGGTTGTTAAGGGGGAGGATGACTACAACGGACAAAAGAATTTCGTTGACAGCGTGTGTGCCTTTGCTTTGGATTTCAACATACACGTACACATCATTCATCACAGTAGGAAACTTGGAGATGAGATGCAAGTCCCCGGAAAGATGGATGCCAAGGGCAGTGGAGCCATCGTCGATCAGGTGGATCAGTGCTTTACTGTGTGGAGAAACAAACGCAAAGAGCAACAGATTCAGGCTGGCAAAGAGGTGGATGAGGGTTCGCCTGATGCGCTGTTGGTTTGCGACAAGAACAGACATGGCGATTGGGAGGGGCGGGTAGGTTTGTTCTATCAGTCAGGAGCTTGCTCTTACTCACAGTCCCCGACAAATAAAACCTACTACAACTACGACAGATACATGTCCAGCGAAGGGGTAGAGATATGAGCGCACCAACAAAGACATTGGATGGACTGCAACCAGTGGTTGTAAATGCCGTGGCAAGAGCATCCTTGCATGGCGTTAAAGTTGACTTTCGATTCGCTGTAGACAGCAACACTTTAGAGATTGTTTGCTTCTCTGGAGATAAAAAAGTTAATGCAGTGATTGATCTTTCCGAAATAGAAGATCATGGACAGGCGCTTATCGCTGTAAAGATCAATACCATTCTTGCTGACCACTTTATCTACGATACCGCCAAAAACAAAGCATTGGAGTCCGAACTTCTAAGTTACAAGCAAGCCGTGCATCAGCTTTCATTCCAACTGGAAATGCTGAAGGACAAACAAGCAACGCCTGCCGCACCACACCGAACTGTTGTGACCATACGCAAGCATGCGCTCAAACAGGCGGCTGAGTTTGTGATGGACTGGGGTGTGCCAAAGTCAGGAGGTGATCTTGTTGAGCTATGTAAACAGATTAAGGAACTACCTGAAACAAAAATGGCGGGTGTTCGTAGGGCGCTTGATGAAATGGACATTGCCTTTAAGGAGAAGCGATGAAAGATATTGCGGACATCAAAGACCAGCTACGCGAAGAGCAACGCAAAAAGAACAGAGAAGAGATGCCGTGGGCTGCAAAACTTATGGACGAGGTTAACGAAAAGTATCCCGGCTCTAAGTTGATCTGGGCGCATGATCTGTTGACAGGCAAGGAGATTGGCAAGAGGTCAGTAGAAAAGAACGTGTTTGTAATCCCAGATAACTATCGTCCAACGGAGGAAATCAATGTACGAAAAGGCAGAGGCAAGACTCGCTGAGATGCGAGAGAAGTCCGCTATCTATTCAGAGGCGGTCGCAGAAAAGAACTATCTCGAAAAGTTTCGTGAGTCTCAGCTTGCGATCTTGATGAAAGAGTATGAAACTCTTGGACACAAGACGGCGGCGGCACAGGAGAGAGAGGCTCGCGCTGACGCAAAATATATCTTGGTTCTGGAGAGCCTAAGAACAGCGACAGAAATCTCAGAGAAACTTCGATGGGAACTGGAGATACTCAAGCTAGGAGTAGCTGTCTGGCAAACCACACAAGCAAACGAACGCACGGAAAGAAAAGGATACGGGGGATGACAAACGCATTTGATTGGAAGAAGTACACAGATGAAGAGCACGCGAAGAACGGTGATCCATTCAAACAGATTAAGCACTCAGCGGAGATGAGTAAGAAGATAACAAGGAACGTACAAAAGATTCAGGATAAGAATCCTTATCACGGAACAATCATCGGCCTCAGTGACAAGGCAGACAAGATGATCTTCGCAGACAGAAGGCGCAACATCGACAGAACTCTCATCAAATGAAAGTCATTCCCCCATACCTGACATTCAAACAGGCACTGACCAATGGGTACGTCGAGCGCATGGAGTCGCCCGTGTACACAAGATGGGTCAAGACCTTGAGGTGCGTGAGTTGCAATGCACCGGCAGACGACCCGCACCACCCGCATGGATCAGGGTTCAAGGGCATGGGGACAAAGGTTCCTGACTGGTGGGTGATACCAATCTGTCGGACATGCCACGACGTACTTCACCATGACGTTCATGTTTGGGAAGAAGAGAACGGAATGCAACTGGAACACGTTGCCTTAACACTACTGCAAGCAATAAGAGAAGGAGTGCTTCATCTTGGAAAGCAATAAGAAGCGTCGATGCAGTTTCATTTACTGCGAACATCCGGCTGGGTTCTATGGGTACTGCCTTGGTCACGAGCCTGAGTTTGTCCGAACAGAATTCGACAGATTGGTTAGCGCCGGGGTAGCAAATCCCTCCCGGCCATCGTGCTACGAGAGTGATCGTAAGTGGGTTGAGTACGTGGTCGCATTCGTGTGGAGCAGTGCGCCAGACAGGAGATCGAGCGTTCGCGTTGAACACTGTAGGGATTGCACTCCGTCGTACAGGGACGAACAACATGCGGCTGGTAAGTGCGAGCATCCAGAGACAGTCTTCGTTCGACCGGACAACAGTAATGTTGGCGTGGTTGGCATACCCATGAACAATAAGAAAGACCCAAGGAGGTGGGAACAGGCAATGATGGGGATGCTTGGTTCGGTAGTTGCGTTGCCCAGTACGAAGGCAATGGAGGAGGTGATGAATAAGATCGAGGCCTCGAAGAAGAAGTCAGGTAGGCCAAAGAAAGAACAGACGGCATGATCTTGCCGTATAGAATCGGAGCCGAGGTGCGCCAACACCCCGACCCCTTCCCAACATCACTATAAATCATGGGACACAGCCTATACCTTCCTTATCCCATCAGCACCAATGTCTACTGGAGAAACTTCCGAGGTCGCATGGTCAGGAGTAGCGCGGCAATCGCGTACAAGGATGAGGTGGGATGGATCGCCCGATCCAACGGGCTGACTCTGTTCACAGTGCCGGTGATGGTGATGCTGGTTCTCCATCCAGTGAGGCCAGCAGATGCAGAGAAGCGAGAGAAGAAGGACAGATTGTGGGGATTGACTGTGCGGCGGATTGATATTGATAACGCCGAGAAGGTTGCGCTAGATGCGCTACAGGGTATCGTGTATGAGAACGACAGACAGATAACTTTTCTGTCCATTAAACTTGGACAGCCCATTGCAGGTGGCGGCCTTCATGTAACGATCACAGAGGACAAAGACTGGATATGAAATTCCACAGTGCCGAACAGGCGATCAAGTTCTCGTTCAACGTGAGCGAGAGGGAAGAGTTCAGCCGAACAGATTTACTCGGGACTCGGGGAACCAGTCAGGATGACTTGTCTCCGATGGACTTGCATGCTCAGGCCGCAATGATTCATTCGATGCTGAACAGATTGCATCAGGTGGAGAGGGACTCAATACTTTCAATGTATGGGAGAGGTCGGGCTAG